ACAAGGTCTACATCCATCCATGGTTATATTTGATGAGTTGCATGTTGCCAAAGAAGATGTGTGGACTGCAATGAGTCTTGGTTCTGCTACTCGTACTGATGGACTTACCATTGGAATCACAACTGCAGGTGACGACACATCAAACCTATTGAAACATTTATATGAAAGAGGAATGGCTGCAATACAAGGCCAAGAAGATTTAGAAAGATTTGGTTTCTTCTGCTGGGAAGCACCAAAGGGATGTGCCTTAGATGATGAAGAGGCAGTTCGTATGGCTAATCCACAACTTGCATCTGGAATCCTAAATTGGGAATCTGTTAAAAATGAATTAGCAACAATGCCTGAACCTGATGCTCGTAGATACAGACTTAATCAATTTGTTTCATCTATGAACGCTTGGATACCTGTTGGTGCTTGGTCTCAATGCCCTGACGGAAGGCCAACCAACCCTGAAGTCTTTGCTATTGAGCGTACATCTGGATGGGAGTTTGTATCTATCGTTACTGCTCAAATGCAAGAGGATGGAAAAATAGCAACAGAATTGGTTGCATCATTAAACAATACTAACATTGATGAGGTAATTAAAGTATGTATGAACTTAGCCAAGTACGGCAAGCCTTTCATCATGGATGGAAATGTCTTGGACGACTTGGGTGCAGCCCTAAAACAAAAGGGATTTAGAGTACAAATGACTTCAAATAAAGACTTAATCAGTGCATCAAACAACGCTTATAGTAGAATAATGAAGAGAGAACTACTGCATCCAAGAGATGAAATAGTTACCTTACAAATGCAAAGAGCAGTACGCAAAAATAGTGGCGAGTCATGGCGAATCGCTCGTAAAGATAGTGGCACTGACATTGATGCAGCAGTAGGAACAGTTTTGGCTATCTGGTTCGTGGAGACACAAGTCAAGCCACAGCAGATGGTACATTGAGGAGAAGCAAATGGCAATTAAAGATAGAATAATTAGTAGACTTGGCTACGAAATAGCAGAGACTGCATTTGTTCCTAATACAGAAAATCGTGGAGTAGCAAACACTGCACCAAGTAGAGAAGCAGTTACAGTAACACCAACTACTGCACTTAGTCTTGTTGCTGTTTCAAGAGCCACATCAGTATTAGAAACTGCAATCATGCAAATACCTGTAAATGTTTACAGAGGTAATGCACAACTTCCAACACCACTTTGGTTAGAAACACCAGACATTGAGAATCAAATTTCTCAAGCAGAGTGGCTTGGTACAACACTTATTCACATGGCAACTTATGGAAATGCTTACTGGCACATTCAGCGTGGAGTGCGAGGTATTGTAAACATTACAAACTTGCATCCAACAGATGTATCAGTATCAACAGATGAAACAGGAAAGATTTATTATCTTTACAAGTCAAAGAGATATGATGCAAGAGATATTAAGCACCTTAAGTTATGGCACTCACCAAGTTCAACATCACTACTTGGCGAAGGACCATTGCAACGCCATCGTTCAGTATTGCGTTCAGCACTTGACTTGCATAACTATGCAGACAACTGGTTTAGAACAGCAGCAGTTCCAACAGGAACATTAACAACATCAGAATTTCTTTCTGCAGATGTAGCAAAGCAAAATAAAGATGCATTCGTTGCATCGCAGCAAGAAAGAAGTATTGCAGTCCTTTCATCTGGACTTAAGTATGATTCAATCGCACTAAGTCCTGAGCAAGCACAATTCTTAGAAAACCAGAAGTTCATCACACGACAAATCGCAATGATGTTTGGTGTGCCAACAATGTATCTTGGAATGGGCATTGAAGGACAAGGCATGACCTATATTAACGGTAACGAAGATAGAAGTAAACTATTTGAAGATGGATTGCAGCAATATATTGTTCGCATCCAGCAAGCAATCACAGACCTTCTTCCAAGAGGGCAGTACGCTGAGTTTAATCTAACAGAGTTCCTTCGTCCAAATGTAAAGACACGATATGAGTCATATGCAATAGGTTTATCAAATAATTTCTTAACAGTTCCAGAAGTCCGTGAGATGGAAGGCATGTCTGAGATTATGGAAGTACAACCAGATTCACCACAAGACCAAGGCACAGTTGATGTTGATATAGACAATCAACCTATAGCCTAAAATGGAGTAATGAATATGAATGAAATGATTACCCGCAGTTTTGAGATAAGAGCAACAGATGCAGAAAAGCGTGAAGTTTCTGGTATTGCTGTTCCTTTTAATCAAACAATAGACATTGGTGGAGGTTGGTCAGAGCGTTTTGAAAAAGGTGCTGTTGATTTAACTGCTGATGTTAAACTATTTCGTGACCACGAAGATATTATTGGCGTAGTTACAGAGATGGAAGAATCTGATGAAGGCCTATTAATTAGAGCAAAGATTTCAGACACAGTTTTGGGAAATGAAACACTTAACTTGGTTAAGGATGGAGCAATCCGTTCTTTCTCAGTTGGATTCATTCCAGTAACAGATGAAAAGAAAGACAAAACAATAATTCGTAAGAAGGTAAATCTAAAGGAAGTATCCTTAGTAGCATTTCCCGCATACGACAAGGCTGAAGTACTTTCAGTCAGAGAAGAAACCAATCAGGAGGAAATATCCATGGAAAACACAACACCTGATTACACTTCAGCGATTAACGAAGTTCGTAATCATGCAGAAGAGTTAGAGCGTAGACTTGATGTTATTGCATCAGAGAAGTCACCACTAATCTCAGTACCACAATACCGTTCATTCGGAACTTGGGTTAAGGCTGTAGCAGCAGGCAACGAAGATGCACTTGCACTACACCGTACATTCACAGGAGCAGATTCAGGCGATTCAATTATGAAGAACGCTTGGGTATCTGACACAGTTCGTATCCTTAACGCAGGTCGTCCAACATTTAATGTTCTATCTTCAGGTCCACTACCTGCAGACGGAATGAATGTAGAATACCCACTTGTAAATACCAACACATTGGCTGTTGGAGTGCAGGCTGCAGAAGGAGATGCACTTGACTACGGTAAGTTGACTCTTACTTCAGCAACTGCACCAATCAAGACATACGGTGGTTACACAGATATGTCACGCCAAGTTGTAGAGCGTTCATCTATTGCATATGTTGATACAGCATTCCGTGCAATGGTTGCTAAGTACGCTGCAGCAACAAACGCTGCTGCTCGTGCAGCAGTTGTAACAGCATCAGCAAACTTCAACACTGCAACAGTTGCAGCATGGGAAGCAGATGATGTTATTGGAGCACTTGCAAAGGCTGCAGCAGATGTGAATAACAATGCTGGTCGTGCACTTGAAGTAATCCTTGTTTCAAGCGATGTATTCCAAGCACTTGCAAAGATTGTTGATGGTGCAGGCCGTCCAATCCTTTCAAACGCAGGACTAACACAGAACACATTCGGTTCAATCAACCCAGTTGGTTTGACTGGAGTAATTCTTGGTCTACCAATCGTAATGGACCCATCACTCGCTAATGGTTCATTCTATGTTGGTAACTCAGCAGCACTAACAACATACGAGTCAGCAGGTGCTCCTTTCCGTCTAAACGACGAAGAGATTACAACACTTACAAACTCATTCTCAGTGTACGGTTACTTGGGCATCGCTGCTCCAGAACCAAAGGCAATGACTATCGTTGCTAACCCACTTGACTAATTAATAACAGGAGAAGATTATGGACTGGACTGATTTGAAAGCATATGTAGGTGCATCAACAAATGATGATGCCTATGTAGAAGAATGCTGGAATACATCAAAGGATTTGATTGCAAGTTATATTGCATCTACCAAAGTTCCTGTTGGTGTGTTAAAGCGTTGCTACTTGGAAGTTGGTTCAGAACTATTCCATCGTCGTAGTGCACCAATGGGTGTGTCTCAATATGCAACTTATGATGGTGCTCCCATCAATACTGCAAGGGACCCACTCGTTGGTGTCTACCCTTTACTTAATAGATATATGGTGAGATTCGCATGAATTTAGCAGGGGTAAGAGAAGAACTTGAAAGTGCCATCATTCTTGGTGGTATTGGAAAGGTTTATAAGTATGTACCAGAAAGACCAGTTCCTCTTTGTGCAATTATGGAACCAGACATTAACTTTATTACAGTTTATGAAAATCAGTATAGTGCTGATTACGCTTCAAACTGGAAAGTTTTAATTCTTGTTCCTTATGCAACTAACGAAACAGAAACAGAAAATCTTGATGATACATTAGATACTTTGATACCTGCAATTTGGGAGTACACTACAGCAAACAGATTAGTAGTAGACAAGCCGTTTATCCAAGAGGTAAATGGTGCAAGATACTTAGCAACAAACATAAATATTTCAATAGACATTGAAGGAGGAAATTGATATGGCAAGAATTAAAGGCAAATCAATCGTCTTTGAAGTTGACGGAACAGAGTACGCAGGAGAAACAAGTAATGTTGTTTTCTCATCTGCAGTTGGAACACTTGGTTTTGGTAACTACGAAGATTCACTTGATTTCACTTGTGCAGTAACTGGTTTTCAGGATACTGCAGCAGCATCACTACACTCAGAACTTTGGGCAAATCCTGGAGCAACAGTAGATATTACTTTTGCACCACATGGAAATGCAACACCATCTGCATCACAGCCACACTTTACAGCAACTGGCTATGCAGAGACTGTACCAAATCTTGGTGGAGCAGCAGGCGAATTTTTCGTCTACGACATTAACTTTATTCTAACTGGCAAGCCAGTAAGAGTAATTTCTTAATTAGGTTGCTATGGCAGGAGTAAATATAACTATAACTGGAACACAAGAAGTAGAGCAAACATTAGATAAGTTTGAAAAGAATGTTAAGAATGCTAACTCTACTAACAAAGAACTTGGTTCTATTATTGTTAAAGATGCTTCTGCCTTAGCACCACAAAGAACTGGTAATCTTGCTAAATCCATTAGGTATGAAGCATCAGATAGCCAAGTTCAAATCTATGCAGGCAATGAAAGAGTAACATATGCTCCAATCATTGAGTATGGATGGCAGGCAGGCAACAGACAACCACAAAGTTTCATTGGTCGTGCAGTTAACGACAATATGAAAACAATCGTACAAAAGTACGATGATTTAGTAAATGATTCAATAAAGAAGTACGACTTAGACTAACAGGAGGCAGTAAAATGGAAAACTTTGATTTAATGAATACCCTTAAGTGGAAAGAACTTACAGAGGTAGAAGAATATTTAGATTTGCCAATGGATGAATGGACAACAGCAAAGTCCAAGACCAAATTAGCATTCGCTATGCAATATATGATGGCTAAGCGAAACAACCCAGACCTTACAATGGTACAAGCAGAAGAGATGTCAATTCAAGAATTGACTGACCTTGCAGGAGTTGAATTCACTGTCCCAAAAGAAGTGAATCCAGCCTAAA